AGGATCTTGAAGAACCCCGTGCCAGGAGTTCCTACGTTGTTGTAGGTCGGAACAATGTCCATCGGAACCGGGAAGTTAACCATCAGCTCGCACGCCGCGGTCGTGGTGGCAAGGCCGGCGGGAACAATCAGCGTATGCGCCGCCTGATCATTAAGCTGAACATAGTACCTGAGCGCATCCTGCCACTCGAGCTGGGGCGATTTGAACTCGAAGGGCGACGGCTGAGTCTGACCAGGCCCCGCAATTTCAAGCTGTGAACCAATGAAGGCGAGGCCATCGGTCGCTCCGCCCGAACCAGTCTGCGGCCAGAAGCAGACCGCAACCGCCGCCTCCGTGACAGTAGTCGGAACGGAGATCGGCCCGGTCGAAATGCGCGTCCACGATGTGGCGGAAAGCGTAGACAGAGGAGCCGCGGTCGCCTGTCCAAACGCCTGCGCCGCGCTGGTCTGCGACGCGCCAGAGTTGCCAGGGCCGTAAACCCCAAGTCCGGTCCAGACCGGAGTAATGTAAGAGACGTTGATAACGTCAGTCGTGCCGGCAGTCGACGGAATGACCGTGCCCGTACCGGCGATCGCCTGAGCGTAAGTCGGCGCAATGGCGAACGCGGTGCCCGAGTTGAGCAGGGCCGACGAGACGTAGTAGATCTGGCCGGAATTGATGCCGGTCGGCATGGTCGCGGCAGTGATCGTGACCGGCTGGCCGGCAACCACCGCGGTGGCGTTGGTGATCAGCCCGGTCGAAGTCGAAATGGTGAATGACGACTGCTTGGTGGTCGCCGTCATGCCGACCGCCGACCTCAACGACCCCAGGCCCTGCGCCGTTCCGGTCCCCGTGATCAGATAGATATCGATATTATTGCCGTTGTCGGCGGCAAGCGCGGCGAGCGCCTCGGCGTAAGTAGAGAAGATCACCTGCTGCCCGGCGATCTGAGTCGCCTTCTGGGTCGGCAACTCCTGAAAACCGCATACCGGCTGAATTAGTGAACCAGAGTTCCTGACCAGCGTCTGTGCGTTGATAAAGCCGACCGGAGGGGTTGGGGACGACGTCACAACCGCGAGCTGGCCCGCCCCTGACGCCATATTCACATCAGCGCACCAGCGGTCGGCGCTATAGCTTGTAACCGCACAACCAGAGGTGGTCCCCGCGGTTGCGGTCGCGGCGCGCTGATTGACGAAGGCGTCGCCGTTGTCGAGTAGGTTCCGCCCGTTCGCCAGCGGGGCCATTGAGCCAGCCGTGATCTGCGAGTTCAGCGTCTGAATCAGGGCGTTGATGGAGCCCATGCCGTTGGTCGGGTCCCATCCCCCGGGAGTGAGGAGGGGGACGCTGGCGGCGTGCAGAGGCCCGGCGGCAACGAGAAGGGCAGAGACGAGAGCTAGTTTCTTCAGCATTTTTCTATCCTATACCGATTTAGGACAACCATCAATGGTACTCCCATTGATAAGTCGTGCCGTTGTAGTCGCACCGAACCTTGTCGTTGGCGGAGCCGGTTGTGCTTACCGCTCCCAGGTAGGTGGGGGCGGCGACGCCGTTGGTCACGCTCACTTCATAACCTACCGTAGTCGAACCGCACGACGGAAGAGCGGCGACCGTGGTAGGCTGAGGCAGGAGCGGAGCTTTCACCTGGAAGGCGGTGGGAACGTATCCGGTGCGCGGAACACAGAATGCGTTGTTGGCCGCGTTGAAGGCGTCATTGACAGCCCGCAAGCACAAAGTGCCTGACCCGCCGCCGATAAGATCCCAGATATTAGCGTCCGTTCCGTTTCCAGAGGCGAGCCATTGGAAATCAGGGCCTGGGCCATAGTTTGACGAGTAAATACCGGCCAGCTGCTGACCGGCCAAGCCCTGCCCTGGTTTGGCGTAGCCACTGGACATCATACCCACAAACGGGGTCGCTATCGCAGGGTCAACATTGTCGCCAAAGGACGTTAGGTTTCCGTTTGAAACGCTGCTATTGATCGCGTTGGTCAGGGAGCTTTCAAAGAAGTTGCCGGAGAAGTTCTCGTACGCAGCAGTGGAGCCATTACACACCCCCTTAGTAGTGTTGGTATACGTGGAGCCGGTAGAGTACACCCAACCGTGATACGCAGAATCGATCTGCAGTCCGCACCCGTTGGATGAGCCCCCGGCCGAGAACCAAGCCCCGGTAAATTGTACTACCTGCTGAATAGCGCTTCCGCTGGTCGACAGTTCGACTGCGGGGTTGGCGGCAGTGACAAGGTCAAAGAAGGTTCCCGAATTGAAAAACAGCTGGAGATTTGAGATTCCGCTCAATCCCTCATCGATCAAAACATCTTGCGCATCGCCGCCTATGCTCAGGTTATTAGTGGATAGACCACCTATTCCGCCTCCAACATGAAAACCTATACCGCCGCCGTTAAGCAGAAAGGTGTTAGACACATTGATGCCGGCCCCGGACCCGGCGATAGTAGCGGCACTCAAATCCAATTCATCGTGAGAGCCGCGAAAATAGACGTGATCCACATCGAAGGTGGATGGGCTGTCGAGCCATACCCCGTTGTAAGCGTTCCCCCACTCGCCGGCCATGAGCTGCTGCATGCGAGAAATATTAGCTGTTGCACCGCCGGTGGATTGCGCCAAGTTACGAACGTGAACCAACGATCCACTAGTCATCGTCGTCGTCGTCTCGAATCCCATATCGTGTATGTAGACCGAGCCTGAATTACCTGACGAAGGGCCAAACAAAAAAATGTCCCCGGTCGTAGTTGCCCCCGCATAGACCAGACGAGACACCATTGGGCCATCGCCGCCGATATCGATCGATCCCCCGGAGGGAAAGGTTATCGCCGTGGAAGTAACACAGGAGCCCGGCACGTAGCCTCTCTGTGAAGTCCCGAGTGAGGCAGCCCACGCCGTGATCGCCACATGATCATCGGTCGCGCCGTCACACACCGCACCGAAATCCTTCGGGCTGAGTGGCCGGCTGGAAATCGTAGAGGGTATAGTGTTGACGCACGCCACGATCGCGGCAAAGTTCGAATCGACTTGGGATGATACGATGGTCTGGTGAGTTTGTGGCGCGAACAGGTAGGGAACCGTGCTGCACCAGCTGCTAGCATGAGCTCCCTTTGGTAGACCCATGATCGCAGTCAATGCGAGCAGGGCGAGAAGTAGGTGCTTCTTCATGCGTACTGCTGCAAGTAGCCGAGCACGCGAGCGCGCACCCAAATGTCGCCAATCTGGAAGCCGATGAAGCTGGCGCTCGTCACCCTGATCGACAATCTATTGTAAACCACAGGCCCAGAGAAGTCGATCCTGCGAGCCGCCAGCGCTTGCGTTACCATAGTGTCCCACTTGCCGACGTCCCATAGGTCAACATCCCACCCCCCGCCGACAATAGCGTAGGAGTAGGCCTGAGATCCCAAGACATTGCCATCCTGGTCCTGGGCGGAAACGTTCAAGATCGACATACCCGGAACGGCGCTGGTCTTGATTTGCATCTCAGTCAATTCGGACTGCGCCATCTCCTGGTTGTCCAGAAGGACTGATGTCTGAAAAACCCACTGGAGCTGAGAACCGTTCTCTCGGATCGTCCGATCTCCGCCCGTGGGAACCGGCTGCGGTGTGACAGGACTTTCGAACAAGCCGATCGGCGTCGACTGTGAAGCAAGAATGAAGTTCTCCTCGAACACGTCGATCATGGTCGACGGCAAGGTGTGCGGCCCAGACCATACCTTGCGGGTTAGGTCGTACCAGTACTCCTGCCACGGGCTACCCACTGCGCCAGTGTTTTGGGTCGAGATGCGAAAGATGGATCCGTCACATGCTGCAGCGATCCTTGTCGGCGTCAGCTGATTGGCAAACGGAGTGACTACGCCCTGCCCGGCGACGCCGATCGGGTCGGTGCAAAACCCCTGCATATTGACCATGCGCACGCCATCTCGATCCAAATAAAGCAGACCCTGTGGGTGCTGAACTACGCTGCGAGGGCTGGTGGTGCCGCTTCCCCCCGGTACGTTCTGGACAGTAAGGTTCTGGGTCGACGCGTCGCCGGTGATCTGGATGATGCCGTTAAGAAGACGAAAAACGATCAGGGACTGTATTATGCCGCCGAGCAGGTTGCTGAGGCCAAGAGGAGCCGCGGCGATCAAAGGCGTGTTGTCGCCAAACGATAGCGCCTGATTGGCGTTGGTGCAATTCAACACATAAGGGTCGGTGAAGATAACGCTAGGGATGCCGGTCGGAGGATTAATACCAAACCAAGCCCGACCGTTGAACTGGCGAACCCAGGCGGGAATGACAGTGAGGTTCAGGAGCCCTCCCAATGGGCTAACAGACGTAATGGTGAAGACAGGGGCCTGCGAACCGCCCCCGCCACCGAGAGAGGAGGCAGCGGCAGTGAGTTGCTGGCCGACCTTATAAAGCGATCCGGGCTGGGATATGGTGATCGCGGAAACAGTTGTTCCGGTCACAGTGATATTGGCGGTGGCGTTCGTGCCAGCGCCAGGGACTTGGCCAGAGGCATAGGTCAAGGATACGTTGTTGTACGTCCCAGCGGTGAGGGACGCGCCTGGAAAGCTAGTCGTAATCCCGGTTATGCCCTCGGACGAGGTGACCGTGTTGACGGTTAGTTGAAATCCCGTACCAGGGCCTATCCCACTAGCGGCGGTAAGAACATCATTAGCCGAGTAAGATACACCTTGGTTTACTATGGTCACAGACGTGACCACGCCTGGACTGGTGACCGTAATGTTAGCAGTAGCCCCAGATCCAACGTGGGTCCCGGAAACGTACGAGAGCGGGATGTTAGTGTAGGAGCCATTCGTATACCCACTACCGGCCGCGGTAAGAGACGCAGTCAGAATCTGCCCCATCAGCAAAAAATTCCCCGCGTGCCAGACCGGAGCGGATAAAGTGGTAATGTCGAACCAGCCGATGTAGTTGGTTACCCCATCGAAACCGGGATGGGTGACGACGAGAAACGTCCCCATCACGTCCATGGTCGGCGGCGTCCAGTCTCCCGTGGTGGACTGAGTCAGAGGAACGTTCGAGCTTAAGACCCCCGTCACCGTGACGAACGTAGATGTCAACAAGCTATAACAGAACGGCTCGTCGTAACCGGTAAACCTCCCAGTCGAAACCATCCCATAGACATAGCTGCCGACCACCTTGAATACCGGGACGCCGGTCGGAGAGGTGAAGCCGGAGAATGTGGTGATCTGCGTAGCGCCGGGGCGCGGCGTCCAAACGTTCTTGGTGCTGGGGTCAGGGATAAGGTTCTGCAGCGACGTGCAGGAGCCGGGAAAGGCGTCTTCCTCGGCGATCGTGTCGCTAAGGCCAGCCGGGGAAAACCGTAGAGGCTTGGTCTGGGCTAGAGTCATTACCAGCCAATCGTCTTGGTGTTTCGCAGCTTGTCGAACGGCTGCCCGAATAACCTCCTGTCCAACGTAACCGTCTTTACCGCCTGGGCGTCGTCCCTGGACTTAAGATAACGCCCTAGAATTGCGCTGGACCCCAAGAATGTCCCATCTTTAGTGTGTGTCTCTCCGTTCAGGTATAGCGTGGCCCGGTTGTCGTTAGACATCAGCATCATCTCGCCAGCCAACCGTCGCTGCAGATACAACTCTCTCTCATAGGAGAACCACGGAATGGTCGAGCTCGTTTCCGGAGTGGTAATGTCAGGCATCTGAGAGTAATAGCGAGCCGTGACCGGATAGGCCCCGGAAGGAGGAGGCCAAACATACATGTTCGGAGCCGCGCCGCTCGCACGAGGCGAATTGTCAACGGCATAATACTCGGGATACTGACTGAGACCGGCCTGCTGGACGAAAGCATCAAACTCCGATAACGAGACCGGAATCATGACGTACTGCACGCCTAATATAGTGTAGAACACGTCGCCGCGATTCGCGCGTAGCCAATCCGTAGTCAGAGGAATCGGCCCTGACCCGAGCGACGTATTGAAATTGAACTGATAGGTCTTACGAATTACGTCCAGGTCGTACGAACACAGCTCGGCCAGGATCAGGTTAAGCTTGCGCCCAGCGATCGTCAGCCAGCCGGGAACCTTGGCCTCGAAACAGGCATCGGCAACGAGCTGTTGCGCAGTCTGAGGCAACCATCAATCCCCCAGCTTTTCGACCATATCGGCAACCTGCCGCGTGTAGGAGTCAATCTCCTTCTCTAGGAGTTTTAGGTTGTGCTCCGACTGACTGATTCTCGCGTCAACCTTGGCGCGCTCCTGCGCCTGAGCTGCGTTTGGCTTCCACGGACCACGCCGTCCTGCCTCAATAGCCTGCCGCTGCCAGATCTCATCCTGGGCGTCCCTCTCCTGCAGAGCCTTAAAGTGCGCCTCCGTCTCAGCGGCAAATGCCGCCTTCTTGATATCGAGCAGCCCTTTGACAGTCGGCAAATGCGTCTTGGCCTTCTGCCGATCGCCTGCACTCGACATTCGGTCGAGCAGCTCGTTGATGCTGTCCAGGCTGGAACTGCGCGGAAGGAAGGACTGAAACACGATCTTCCTGTAATCGTCGATCGTCTGTTCGAACGACAGACCCAGCGCGGCTGTGTCTTCTGGCAGGGATCGTTTCCGATAATCGTCGTCCCCGGGCTCAGGAACCCGCTCAGGTTTGGGAATGTCGGGGCGCTCGTTCAAAACTTGGTCACCTCGCCGGTTCTCGCGTTGAGCGTGGCATAGGACGACCCTCCTCCCTTAGCTAGCTGCTGCGACGCTTCCATCATTGCCTTCGCGGGATCCCGGTGTGTCGCGGCGTAATGCCGGTGAGTCATCGACTCAATATTTTTCATGGAGTCGTATGTGCTTTTTTTCACCGTGTACGATCGGCCGTGCATATAGTGCTTGCCATCCAGGATAATCCGATCAGCGTAAAGCGCGAGATCGAGCGTGATTTCCCTCTCCTCCTCGTAAGCCTCGGGATGCAGCTCACGCTCGAGCCGATCCTTCTCTGCCTGGAGATACGCAACCTCCGCCCGTCGACGCTCCTCTGCCTCAACCGCAGCCTTCGCCTGAGCGCGCAGATCAGCCTTGATCTCCTCGTCGAGCAAGTCAAAGTTGGGCTCCGGCAGTCGCTCCTCCGGCTCTGGCGCACCGACGCCGCGATCCGGCTTATTGTAGACCGGCCGCTTCTGCGGGGAGTAGCCAGCTGGTTTCTTGGCCACGTTCACTCCATTCCGATAGGATCTCGTCATCCGTGGTCGCTAGTATGTCTTCGACTAACACATCCACGAGTCTCGCGATAGCTTTCCGGTTCTTGTTGGTTCGAGATATTCTGTCCGTCATAGGTTGCTCCAACCCGTCGACCCCGCGCCGTTGATCGACCACCCCGACACCAGGATTGGCCATCCCTGCGGGTCGTAGCAGACCACATCGCCCTCCATGACCTGCAGAACGCCCCGACGAGGAACGTGCAGCAATCCTCTCCCTCCCTGAAACTCGTACGCGCCCGGGTAGATGGCGTGGTTCTGGATCTGCGTCCAAACCCCTCCGCCGTCCGCAAAACCGTCCCACTTGATGTTAGCACGCAAGGTCGCCGCATCAGCTGCGCTGAAATTGCTGTTCTGAACGAAACACTTCAGGGTCGTAGTCGTTGAGGTACCGCCACTCAGGAGCGCCATTGGTCACCCGTTTCGATCCACACCCCCTTCAGAAGGAGGAGACAGTACTATCACCCGAAGGTAGTCGAGAAGGCGGAAGTCGATTCGATACGACAAAAAAACAGGTTGTTTAGGATGATCGTACCGTACATGACTTTCCACCCGACCACTCTGAGCTGATTGTGAGGATCGGATTTGTCCGCCTTGTCCAAATATGTGTACTTGATATCATCCAGCACCACCTGACCGTAAGCGCCTCGGCCAAAGATGAAGCTCGGGTACACCGTAATCCCGGTGGCAGGAGCGGGAGGAGGCGTCTGAGCCAGCCCAGTGCCAGTAATCACGACAGTGGTGTTGGCAGGCAACTGCACAGCTTGTCCGGCAAGCGGGCCGGTAGTGGGACCAGAAGCGCTGACGCCTAAATTAGCCGGGGAAGTGGTAGTTCCGACGTAAACATTGAAAGTGTACCCCGCGACATTGGGTGTGACGACAGAGATGGACCCGTTAGGTCCCGTCACCGATATCGAAGTGCTGACTTGAGCGATATACGACTCGTATTGATTTTGTGTGTCAGAGCCAGTCACAATGATATAATAAGTGCCGGTGGCAAGGTTGCCAGCAACCCCGGCCGTGCCGTTGACCTGAGCGAACCCGGTAAAGAACGGAACCATGTTGGAGGAGCAGAAGCGGATGCCGTACAGCTCCCCTATTTCAGAGTTATAGAGTTTATTGATGTCACTATAAGAGGAAGCAAGAACGAAGGTACTGTTCTCGCATACGTCCTGCTCGCACAGATCGTGAATGATCGCCGCATAATGGGGCATACCGCGGGGGTCGCTAGAGGCGCGCGCACCACCCGACTCCGCTTCTTCCCACTTGTCTGTCTGCTCGTCACCCATGAACCGAGGAGCGCCAAGCGCCTTCAGCGCCCCCCGCGCGCGGCCAAACTCGTGGAGATTCAGTACGTCGCCAGCAACCAGCGCCGATCGCGAACCACGCGTGTTGACAAAGTTGACCTGGGTCCCAGCCATCAGTCCGCTGGCGAAGGTATTACGCTCCAGGGTTTCAGCGACGGCCAGGGTGCAAAGCTCCTTGGCGATCTGAAACATCGGGTGCTTGATCGTCATTTCAGCGACGTCGGTGATCGTCACCTTGTCGCCCCACTGGACGGCGGTCGCCGAGACCATCGTCACCGACATGCTCTGACCGACCGGAGGAACGCCCTCACTCAAGGGGTAGGCAGGAAGAGGAAGACGATTCCACCTCGCAGCTTGGTACTGGACACCACGCCCTTTAGGCAGCTTCAACGGATCGCCAAACCGATAGGCGACCAGACGACGCCGCGCCAAGGGCAAAGTCTCATTGGCGATGTAAGCTTCTACGTCAGCGGTAAACGAGGTGCTATAGTTGGTCGCCATTTATGTTAGGTTCCTAGATAAAAGCATCTGGAGCCTCCAGCCGCTGGCGTACGGCCTCGGGAGACATATCATTGGCGGAGTAACGGCGCGGACGCTCATCACGTCCCTGGTCACCTCGGCCGCCTGTAGTGCGAGCCTGTTGGCGCTGAATATTGTCCTGTCCTCGTCGCTGTGCCGGAGCAGGAGAGCCTCTCGACTTTCTCACCTCACGCTCCTCACCGAGAATGTACTTGTACACTGTCTCCCGGTCAAAGTCACGGCCCTTGCGGCGCTCGATCGCCAGCACCTCCTCGACCCGCTTAGCGAGTCGGGCTCGGTCTGGGTCTGATTGAGCCTTCGAATCAAACGCTACCTTGTCGGCGCGATCGGCCATGGCGAAGGTTTGAAGAGCGAGCTGGCGGTTATGAAACCGCATGGCGCGCTCATACTTCGCCTCCATACGCTGCTCGGGCTCCATCACCGCGACGCGCGCTAAAAACTCCTGATCAGTCTCCTCACGAAACTGCGGTTGGCGCGCCTGTTCCGCTTGTTGACGAAGAGCCTGCAGCTCAGCCTCGACACGCGTACGATGCTCCCGCTCTGCGCGCAGTTCTTCCCGAATTCGGTCGTCCCGTTGACCGCGCCGGTCTAACCTTTCTTCGGCTTCAAATGCTTGAGATTCTTGCCCTGTTTGGGAGTCATCCCCGCCTTCGTCGTTGACTCGTCCGGCATCGTCCCCTTCTTCTTGAAGGGATTCGTCTTCGACTTCTTCATCGAGATCTCTCGGTCCAACCATGACAACGATCCTTACTTACGATTCATGTAGTCGTCAACTCCTTGACGCCTGCGCCGATTTTCAGCGTCTGCATGCAAACGATTGACTGATTCTCGTAAGTCCTTTACGTCCTGTGCAAGCGTAGCTATTCGCTCCGAATTAGTCCAAGTGCGAGCGGCAATATAGCTGCCCAAGCCGGATACCAGAACAAAAAACCCGGAAGCGACCAGCTCGACAAAGCCTGATATCGCGTCCCAGAGATCCCGGGTAACCG